CAGTAGAGGAATATATAAGAATATATATTTGGTAGAAGTGCCACACATAAACTATGAAATCTTGAAAGATAGATTTATAGAAAAAAGAGATTCTCTGCTTGAGAGTCTAGAGAAAAGAGAGATACCAGAAATGTGCACAGAGGAAGAAACTTGGGGCGGTAGAAAATGTAAGAGTTACTGCCCAGTAAGAACTGTGTGCCCGTATGTGGAGAAAATAGAAGATGAATGAATACCATAAAGAGATAAAGATGCTAGAGTTCAGAGTACTTCAGTTGGAACTAGCACTCGGTAGCTTAATGCAAGTGGTTGCATTCCCTGAGAAACACAAGGACTTTCGTGACCGCATGGAAGATGCTGTAGAGATAGCTGAGAAGGAAGGTGTAGAAGTACTGGAACTCATGTCAAATGGAGGAGCAGAAGCGTGAGAGATATAGACAAGGAGACTGGAACAAATATAACCGAACATCATAAAGCTGTAAGTAACATAGATACTCCAAGTTATTTTGTAAAGAGTAAAGGAGGCATAGACTATGTAGAGTACAGTTATATGAGAGAGCTTGCTGATAAGTATTATCCAGGCTGGGATTGGGTTATAATAAAAGGAGAACCACACAATGATGCGTATGTGGTGCACGGAAGACTAAGATGGTTTGATAACGGAGTCTGGAGAGAAGGTGATTCGATAGCCGCGCATAGGATACAGGTAAGGAGAGAAGGTGGTGGTTTTGTAGACATAGGTAATGATATCAAGGCGGCTAACACAGACGCTATAAAGAAGGCATTTAATATGTATCTTAACATAGCTGATGATGTGTACAGAAATAGGATAGTGGACTTGTCTCTAACAGATGAAGATAAAGAGACAATACGCAATTCTATGGAAGGTCTTGATAGTGAATGGGTTTCTAAAATTGAGGGCAGTATGGAAAGGGGAGAAATAGAAAAGCCTGATATGGATAGAATAATAGAACGAATAAAGTCAATAAAAGAAGAAGGAGAAAATAATGAGTGATTTCTTAACTGATGAAAAAGTAGTGAGTGAATCATTTTATGACCCCTCTGAGGATGATAACAAGTATGTAGTCATTCCAAAGGGAGACTATAATGCTCACGTAGATAGCCTTGAGCTTAAGGAGAATATAGTAGTGAGGAGTAAGTTTCTCGCTGATATATTTCAGCCCATATTCAAGATAGCTACTGGTGATTTCAAGGGCAGGAAGATAAAGTCTAAGGGTTTCTTTAGATTTAAATCACCTGACAAATCGAAGTATCCAGACCTATCTACCAACATGGGTAGCAACAAGGGATACATGACACTCGTAGAAGTCCTAGGAATATCGGTCAATAAAAAAGAAGTTGATGGTAAGACATTGTATGACCTACCATTTGTTACATCTTACGAGATGGAGGGCAGACCTGCAACCGTGAGAGTTGACCATGATTTATGGACTAACAATTCTGGAGAGGAAATAACTACTCCTAAGGTGGTCAATGTATTCAAATGGGAAGATGGCAAGAGGGACGTAGCAGACCTGCCATTCTAATTATGAACATAACAAACTCTGAGTACTACTACATACTGAAAGGTCTAAAAATGCTGAACAATTTTTCTGAGGTTTTCGGATTAGAGGATTCTCACAAGGAGATTGTGGCATTGGAAGACAAGTTGAAGAAAGAGTATGATAGACTGGCTGAGTTAAATGATGAGGAGGGATTAACATACAAGCAGTCTGGAATATATCCAAGCAAGAACGTCTGTGACTCAGATTAAAAAGATGGAGACATCAAGGTGGAAGTTAAAAAGTGGATTGATATCGAGGATGCTTACACTGACAAGTTCGGATGGGATAAGGGAATCAGTAGTCTTCTGGAAGTAAAAAGAGATACGGTAGGAGGAAAGGAGATTCTTGAACTCAGTGTCTCAGAAGAGTATAAGTTAGTACACGCACTTCGTAAATTCTACAAGAAGGAGAAAAGTAAAAATGAAAAAAAGAAAAAGTCAATTAGATAAAGTAAAAACCTGGCTGGAAATAGGAGGCTCTATAAATCCTCTTACAGCCTTAAAGCAATTCGGAGCTTTTCGTCTTGCAGATATAATACACAGATTGAGAAAGGAGGGAATGACTATAGAGACTGACATGTCTAAAGGATACGCCACCTATAGACTAGTTTCTACTGCATGATTTCCAAGTGATGGGCAGAGCCATGAACCGCAGAGGTTATGTAGGTTCGCTACCTACCATGGCTTCTAGAATTGGGCAGTGTTAAATTAGGCAATCAATAACAATAAACATGAAAGGTCTTTTGGTGTGGATGGTTGGTTGGCAAATTTTGTTGGCAGACCACTGCCCTCTATTTTGACAGGTATGGGTATACCCTACTAACACATCTAGCGGACCTGTCTAAGAATTATTATGAAAAAGAAAAAACAGAAACCAACAGTAAGAGATATCTTGAAAGACGTAAATGAGTTGAAGGCTGTATCAATTCAGTTAATGGAGTGGACAGGGTATCTAAGAAGAACTACAGAGGTCATATCTGAAACACTCTACAGCTATTTAGAGTTAAATGAGGACGTAGATAGGCTTACTGATTTTATGGATGATAAGAAAAAGGAGAAGAGTGATGCCATATCCGATGAAGAAAGACCCGATGACAGCGTTTCTGGAGAAGGTAATAAAGGGAGCAAGAAAGTTCATGGAGAGTCCGTTTAATGCCAAGTCCAAGCAAACAAAAAGGAAATCGGTTCGAAAGAGAGTGCGTAAAAAAAGCACGAAGTAAAGGTCTAGATTCCAAGAGAGCCTGGGGTTCTGATGGTCGCTCTCTTGGTCTAGATAAGGAAGTAGACATATTAATAGATAAATTCACAGTACAATGCAAAGTGAGAAAGAGGATAGCAGGGTGGATAAAGCCATTGAACCTAAAAAACCACGTACAATTAATAAAAGAGGACAGGGGAGAGATATATACAATAATAAAGCTAGAAGACTTCCTGAACCTACTACTGTCTCTAAAAGAAACAAAAGAGACTTGAGTAAGACTAAGAGTAAGGATGAACTATATGGAAATGGGATTCCTCTTAAGACAAAAGCAGAGATATCAACATTAAGACACTACTTTGATGATGAGTGGTTCGATGATGAATTCTATCTTAGAACAGAGAGGTTATTAAAGAGTAGGAATGATAACCATAAAAAGAAGGGAACATATTATCAACCTATGAGATGCCCTAAATGTCGTAGACCATTTCAAAAAACTGTAGACCCTAGGCATAACTCAGGGCATGTATATCTAAACACGGGAGTGTTTGCCAATGTACCACTTATAAAGAAGAAGTGTCATGATTGCTAAGAAGGAAAGAGAGAAGTGTCCTTACTGTGGCAGGGCTATGAATAAAATAGACTACAGTGGTGGCATAAAGAACCTCACTCTTGCACGTTCTAAGAAGACAATGGAACTTATAGAGGATGCTGTAAGGACAATAAGTGAGCTATCTAGAGACCCTGTAAAGCAATCTGAATATTATATGCTACTAAAAGAGATAGAAGAGATAACTGGAATAGTAGTTAGGAAGATGGTACGTAGCTTTACTGATAAAAAGTATGCAGAACGTGGCAATGGTATATATTATTTACTTGCAATGATAAAGGGAGAGCACTCTGCACACGCACTTAGAGTGAAGTATGAAACAGAGACATTAGACAGGCTACCGCCAGTGAAGGAACGAGATAAATGATAGAGTCAAAGCTTGAAGACACACTGTTAGGCTGTTTAATGCTTGACAGTTCTCAAATAAATACTGTGAAGTCGTGGATTCCAGAGGATGAATTCTTCTACTCTGATTTGAATCAAAGAATATGGAAGACGATTCTAAAATTAGAGAATAGAGGGCATGATATAGATGTTAACACCGTAGTAAATTCAATAGATAAGAAGGATTACGACGATGGGTTAGTGTATACTATTACTGGATACCTCGATAGTGTTGTCTCCTCTTCTAAGGCTGAGACATATGCTAAGTTACTACATAGCAACTACTTACGGAGGAAGCTTAAGAATCAAGTTCAGCACATAGAAAGATTTACAGAGGATGATTCTATCGAGACTCAAGTATTACTTGAAGATGCTCATACTACGATAGGAAATTTGATAAGACTACAACCTGGTAAGCACTTTAACTTAGAGGATTTACTTAAAGAGACTGAAAAATCTATCTTTGAACACACTACTTTAATCAATACTGGCATAGCTGTACTTGATGATGTGATATCTGGCATGACGAGAGGTGAAATCAGTATCATAGCAGGTAGACCAGGTAATGCTAAGACCACAGTAGCGGCAAATATAGCTAGGAATCTTGTACACAATGGCAAGAGAGTGGTCATGTTCAATAGAGAGATGCCTAATGTAGAGATGATGAAGAAGTTCATAGCTATGGAGTCGAAGGACATACAGTACAGGAACTTGAGACACAATATTAATATAAAAGATACAGAGATACGTGAAGTATCAGATAAAATCAATGAGATATATAGTGACAAGCTGTTCATGTTCGATGATATAAGGGATGTTGACGGCTCTTTCAGAGAGATAAAGGCGATAAACCCTGACGTAGTAATAGATGACCACATAGGGTTGATAGAATATAAAGCAAATGATACTAGAGACCTACGACATAAGATAGGTGACACAACTAGGAGATATAAGTGGTTGGCAAAGTCAGAGAAGATGTGCGTGATGCTTGTGTCTCAGATGAATAGGAACATGGAGCATAGGAATGATAGAGTACCAAGGCTGTCAGACCTAGCTGAGTCTGGTAATCTGGAACAGGATGCTGAGATGGTGGTGTTCACACACTATCCTTGGGTATCAAGGTACGGTGATGACGGTAACAGCGAGTGCTACTTAGAACTTATAGTAGCTAAGAATAGATATGGCAATACTAACTTATGTAAGATTGGATATGATGGCAACTCGTGTAGATTATATGAGACAGAAGGTGATGCTATGGAATCTATGAGGAGTAGAGGTGACACCATAAGGAGAATGGAACTGTTCGATGATTAAGTTACCCTGTCCATGCTAGATATTTCTTATAATTAATATCGTCAAATTTATATACGTTCTTCATCTGCTTCTTTAGTTTCTTCATCTTCCTAGTGATAACATTCTTAAAACTTATACTCTTACCACTTATAGGGTTACCAATATTAATCCTATTCCATAACCTAACTCTCTCCATTGCCTTTTCATAATTCTCATCATCTAAATATCTGTTTATCTGCTTAACCGCACGACTTTTTTCCTGACTCAACTTCTCTTCTGTCATTCCCTCAGGCTCTACTCTACGAAGTATCTGTTTTGGTACTGTCCCTAATAATTGACCAACCCTAGATGGTACTCTCTTAACAAAGTCAGGGCCGTACGTAAGAGCGTCTCTCTCCATTGCTTGAAAGAATCCAAAGGTCTTTTCAACATCTCCCCAAAGTGGTGTCAATGCTAGGAATTTAACAGCGTTAACTGGGCTGTCAGATACCTCAAATGCTGAGGATATAACATCTCCCATCATTCCTGCCGCTCCTACTGCCGCTAAATTCTGTATGAGTTCTTCAAAATCATCTGGTAAGTCAAGTGAACCAGGCTCAAAAACTGGTTCTCCACCTAACCACTCTTTAAAATATTTCTTTGCTGTTACTACACCAGTCCCTCCAGCATACCCAGCTATACCAAGCCTCAACAGTGACGCTACATTACCTCTTCTTAAATCCTCTCTTAATATACCATCTAGTAATTTGTATTGCCTAACAGCGAATCTATCAAACTGAAAGTACCATTGACTCCTAGGGTTATTCATAATAAGAGGGTCTTTCAAGATATCTTTCTGTAGATTCATATCTTTTGCAAATCTATTCATACCATGTAGCATAGTATCTTCACTGAGTTTTGATTTATAATCTACGCCAAGCTTACCTAGTTTATCTTGAGCCCATAGTCTCCTTGTTTTTATTGGAGATTTGTTAGCAAGTTTATGCAGGTCTTTAATAAAAATCTTACCACTCGCCGCCGCTGTATACTGATTTATTTTATTTATTCCGCTGAATCCAGACCATTTTGATAGAGAATCAGCAACCTTAGATGAAGCTCTGGTTCGCGTACTTGTACCAAGTAGTTCAGTCAGCATATTATATTCAGTAGCACCAGATTCTTTTATCATTCTCCTGACTTTAGGGTCTGCTAATGAAACAACTCCTCTTATAAATCTCCAGTACCCAGCATCTAGAGCAGATGATATCATAGGCTGAGTAACATTTGGAATTGTGGCAGTACCTAGAGCTATCTTACTTGCTGTTTGCCATGCCATTACATCTTGGAATGCATTTTTTACCTTAGGGGAGAAGTTCTTAGTTGGGTCTCTATGTATGGAGCCTACTATATGCTCTTGCATATTTTGCATTATGTCTGCTTCATTCTTATGGTCACGAGCCTCTACAGCCTTACGCATAGCACTGAATTTCTCACCCTTTCTACCAAAGTGTTTGACCTCAGCTATTCTTTTAGCCGCACCATATGCATACTTATGATAGAGTACTCTCCAATCTTTCTCATAATATTCAGCAGGTAGTTCAGCAACACGAGACTTCTCAAGATTGCCAAAGGGATTGAACAAATCATTATATGTAGTCCTACCTATACTAGCAAAAGCTCTAAGAGCGGAGTACTCACCGTTATCCATATTTCTAGAAATTGCTTTTCTAGTAGCGTCATTTAAACTTGAATTCCTTATTATATCTTCCAGTCTTTTTGCTTGCTCAGGATTATTTCTTATCCAATCTTTTGTATTACTGAATGTGTCAAATAAATTTGATGCTTCCCTCATTTTTGCTGACACTGTCATAACATCATTGAATATTACTTCTGCAAACTCAGGCTTTAACATTCTAGGAACATAGTTCTCTATCTTTCCCGGCATTATTACACCAGCATCTTCAGCCGCTTTAAATATTTTATTTGTTACAGAGTTCCACTCTCCTAATTCACCCAATCCTTTGCGACGAGTTACATCCTCCCAATAATCTCTTTCATTATCTTTATATTTTTTATGCTTGTTAAATCCTAATTTTCTCAACTCTTTTTTAGATGGGCTTTTATCTATTCCAAGTCTTAGCCCGTCATTTAATAATTTACTGACATACTGCGCTCTGGTATCCATATAGTTACCTACTTCTAGCACGTATCTTCTTCCCATAGGGTCAGTAATTCTCATACCTGGCCCCTTAGCTCCCGTCAATACATTCGAGAGAGCTTTTGGCAAATACTTATCAAAGAAATTTTCATTAGGCATATTACTAATCTCTAGACCATCTTTCTGTAGCCTCTCAGCAGTACTCTTTATGTTATCCTCTAATTTAAGATGTTCTTTATACTTGAATAACTGTGCATCGGTAGCCCCAGGTAGTGTAGAGTATTTACTTTGTTCTTTGTTAGTCCAGAATCTTTTTCTACTTGACTGAGCTTCTGGCCCATCAGATTTATATCCTAACTTGCTTTCATAATCAGCAATTTCTCTCTCCTTAGCCACTCTTATATCTTTTACATCCAAAGGTTTCTCAGAGCGTGAATATATCTTGTGAAATAGATTCTTTCCTATTGACTTTGATTTCCCAGTATCTAAATCTTCAAGCTGATATATATTATCTCCACGTGTTCTCTGTATCCTAACTCTTCCATATTCCTTACCTTGTCTTTGTATAGCACCAGAAGTCCATTGCTCCATATGTAATGCTGTCTCCATATTAGGAGCTTCAATAGCACGAGCAAGACTCCTAGCCTCAGAAGCTTCTGGCTTATATTGAACTGTCCTTGGCTTCCCTTGGAATAATTGTGCCATTGCACCAGGACTAGAGAATAATTTATGACCACCCTTAACACCAAGTACTATACCAGCAGTATGGAAATAATCCTGAGGTGTTGGCATCTCTCCCTCGAATATAGGCCCAGCTGTACCTATAGCTCCAACTTCACCAGCTACTTTGGTTAATGAACTTGCTCCCCTAGCGCCAAGAGTACCGCCTACAACACCAGATACACCACCAACTAGTGCTCCATGTAGAGCCCTCTCTCCAACCTCATCTATCTTTATCTCTCCTGTATCTATCTGTTGCCTAAGAGCATTGCCAAGCCCCTCGTATGCTCCAAATATACCAGCGCTAGTACCTATCTTATTTGCTATTGCCTTTCTTACCATAGGTGTAACCATCTTACTAGGTACTCCTGCCCCAACAAATGACTTTAAAAGAACCTTACCAACAGTGCCAGTTACCTTTCCTATTGGGCCTAGAGCCGCCCAATCTGTAGGAACAAGAAGTGAAGTGGCACTTGCGGCTAGGTCTTCTATGACACCAGGATTCCATTTACTCATATCGAATCTTTTTCTACCTGATAAAAGCTCGTCAGCAGTGCCAGTAAGAGAGCGATTGTATCCCTCCTTTAAAAAATCTGGTATATAATCAAGATAAGACTTACCCATCTCTCTTTCATAATCACTGACAGCTGATTTTAATTTAGGATTAGCCTCCATTATCTTAAAGAATAGGCGGTCATCACTTAATGTATTATCAGGATTACCTGCTCTAAACCTATCAACTATTTGTTTTTTAGTAAATTTTGGCATTTAGTTAATATGCTCTACCAAATGGGTCTGTTCCTAATGGGCTTTCATACCACGGTCTTCGTGCTCTACCTTCTCTGTAACTTTCTATACCTCCTCTATACTTATCTAAAAGTTCCTCTAATTCTTTTTCCCTTTTTTTCATCTCAGCAGTTGATTGAGAAACCTCTATATCAATTCTTTCTTTTTCAGGGTCAGCTATACGCCTACCCCTAGCTATTCTTATCGCATCTAATGCTCCTTGAACTTGGTCAGACGTTACTCTGTATAAACCTGGGAGTCTATGTTTTTCTGCTTCTTCTATTAATTTTTGTAGCCTAAGTAATTCTTTCTCAGATTTCGACAATCCTTCTTTAGCCTTCTTTAATTCTGGCCCTGCTAATTGAACTCCAACATCTAAAGGTTTACCAACTTTTTCAATATTTTCAGACATCTCACCAGATATTCTATAGATTTCCTCTTCAAGATACGCAGGATTTACCATCTTATTTGGTAAGCTAGCTAACTTATCGTCAGTAATTTCATCAGGCATAAACATTTTACCCTTACCTATTAACTGATTTTTAGTAATAAACTTTTTCCCTGGCGTGTAGTATACTCCACCTTGTTCTTCTCTGACACCTTCTCTAATTTTTTTTATCATTTCATTACCACTTAGACCTTGACCAGCAAACTCCTGAGCTTTTCCAGATGTAACTAATTTAAAATCTTCATACATTTGTGGAAAAAATCTACCAATGGTTTTCCCAACACGATTAATTGTTTTTCCAGCTGGTGATAGTTTCGCTTGAAATCCACCAGGCAATGGCAACGGAGAATAAACATCTCCTTCCATCTCAGTATCTTTCCATATATCTCCAACATAATCTAACCCTGAAGTAACAGCTTTTGCAGGTGCAGTTTCCATTAATGCTTCATCTATAGCGGATTTACCTATTCCTAAGTACCTCCAATCTTCAGCTAGGTCTTCCCAAGTATACTCATGAATCCTTTGAAATATAGACTTATCATCTCCTGCGTCACCCAGCTTATTAGCAACAGCTTCAGTCATAGCTTTCGTGTCTATCTCACCACTAGTTACTTTATCTTCTATATCGCTAATTGACATACCAGTAATTTTTGCATAGTCTTCATATAAACTCCTATCAATAACATAATCATTTGGGTCTACAGCCTTAACCTCTGCTACATTAAGAATTTTTTCTTGAAGGGCTCTCATCTCAGGTTGAAGCTCCTCAAAGGCGGCCATCCTAGCATTAGCGTCAACACCTACCTCAAGTAAGGAATTAAAAAGTGTTGAGAAATTATCCATCTCTTGTTCTAATACTAACTTTTCTCTATCACCTATCGTTGCAAATTCTGGAAATATATTATTAATGATTCTTTGTTGAAATGACTTTTCAAAAGCTCCACCCCTCATACTTTGCAATGTGTATGATTTTAGCTTTGCTTGTTTTGCTTTGTCTAGTTCTTCAAGAGGTAATCCAGCAAACTCAGGCATCAGAATAGATATAGTATTCATTCGCTGTTGATAAGTATTTCTAGATGCTTTAAGTCTTTTTATATGAGACTGCTTATAGTCATCAATATGTGGATTACCAGTATCAGAAACATGTTCTAAGCTTTGTATTCCTAGTTCAAATTGGTCAGGTTTAATGTCTTCAATAATATTATCAATGTCTTTTCTTCCAAGCGTAGCCTCATTAATCATAGACGTGTGCTCAAATTGGTCTAAGTCTAATTCATGCTTCCTGTTCGCATCACGTTTTAATCTTAGCTGTTCTCTATTTTTAAGTGCTAACTCTTTTGCATCTTGTTGCCTTGTATATTCGAGAGTATCATCATACTGTCTCTGGTCTTGCCTGAGTCTAGACACATCGAAAGCATAGTCCATGTCCTGTTGACGCTGTCTTTCATACGTCTTAGTGAGACTATCTACTATTGAACTTAAATCTCCAGCAGTTGTCTCATACTCTTCCAGTGCCCAGCCGGGTAGATTTACTCCAGCCATAGGGTTGAATGTTTTAGTACTAATTTTAGCCATTGTAGCTCCTATCCTCCTGGTGAAGATGATTTATAAGATGATGCATAAGAGCTTGTTTGCTCATCCCAAAAATAATTTTGTCCATTAACAGATACTATATCTCCCTGATACATGGTCGGTATAGTTCCAAATTCAGGAACTCCTCCAGACGCTGTATACGTTGCGTCACCAGCTGTTCCAGCAGTATCTTCTCCCGCCACTGTCGATAAGTCACCTCTTATTTCAGAGAAGAATCCAGCGGCTTCCTTCTTCATTCTATCTAATTCACTTATTTCAGCTCTCTCTGCTCCAAGCATAGCCCCAAATACATCACCGAACATACCTCTCTGTGCTGACTCATATCCTATTAGGCCTCTTCCTCCGCCTCCAGCACCTCCGAAACCTCCAGCCCCAGCCACTGCTGACATAGTAGGTGTTTGCATAAAGGCTTCCTGACCACCTGAGATTGCACCTGCTATATCTTCTTTACCTTGAGCCTTGGTTATATCTAACAAAGCTGTACTGAACTCAGGTATTATATCCTCAAAATCTGTCGTGTCATATTTACTAAAATCTATATTAGGCAGTAAATCCTCAAGTGTCATTGAGCCTGCTGTATCTGATGTTGGTATATTATAATCTCTAGGCATTAGTATCCCCTCCAATTACCACCTAAGTTAGGTAAGAATCCTGTTCCAGTTAGATTTGATTGTCTTTTAAACATTGGTGAAAAATCGTACATACTCATTCCTCTTACATTGGATAATCCCTCAGCTCGTTTCATTTGAGATTCACCAAGTGTTTCCATGAGTTTTCCATACCCTATAGATTTTTTATATGGAGTATCGCCACCCATTATATCCAATGCTCCTCTAGATGTAGCAAAAATTGGTCTAGCCTGTGCTATACTAGGGTCTAGCTGTTCTGGAGTAGGCATAGGGCCACCAAATAAACCTAAGTTTTGCATACTTTGATTGGCTGTGGCAAATGTTTCTTCACTAGGCATAGGAGGAATGTTTAATTCTTCAAGTGCCTTAGTTCTCCATTCCGGTGTTCTACCTTCGGGGAAAAGAGATTGACCATAGATTCCTGCTTGACCAGTAGTATCACCTCCAATAAATTGGTCACTCATAATATCCAGTGGTTTTCTTCCAAAGTATTCTCCTTCTGGTCTAGGTCTACCCAATCCAACCTGTTCCATAGCAAGCTCGGGTCTACCTGCTAGGTCAGATAGTGCAGTGGGACTTGCCCATGGTTCACTAGGAATATCATACTTGGGCTTGTATCCAGGCATTCCTGTTTTTAAAGCACGTGACTCTTCCGCAAGTTGAAATCCAGGCTCTACTTGCCCAAACTCGATTCCAGTAGTATCCATTTCAAACGGTCGTGGCCCTTTCAATCTGGTCGGGCGAGTATCCCCTGCTGTCCACTCATCAAGCCCTGGCATTTCCTGAACTTTATGGTCTCCACTATACCATTGTTCAATATCACCAAAATCCGCCGCCATACGTCTTGCTTCTCTGCCTGTTTGAAATAATCTCCCCTTACCAAGCTCTTCTTGAATAGGGCTGATATCGAATAATGATTTTATATCTTCCCCTGCACCCTCTTGCATAGCAGTGAGATAATCACCAGCAGTTAAACTACCTTCACCCTTTCTAATATCTGATAGTACATCATACGGGCCTCCGCCAGTAGGAACTTCACCAGTATCCTTGAGTATTCTAGTTTTCCTTGCCTTAGATAGGTCGCCAAGCAGTGATTGTCCAGCAGTCTTAAGACCAGCCGTTGTAGCTCCACTTCTTATTGACTCTTGCAAAGCTTCTAATTGTAATCCTTTCTGTCCCTCTATAGATTCTACAGCACCTCTTCCAAATCGCATAGCTTGAGTACCACTTGCTGTCTCACCAAGATATTTCTTCATTAATTTTTCTGTATCTGGTACACCTACTTGACCAGCGGCAAATTCTCCACCAAGCTTATGACCATAAGCGGCTAGAGTTCCTTTACCAGCGGCTTTCAACACAGGAACTTGTTTAGCGGCGGCATATAAACTTCCCATGCCTGGAGCAATTAGATTTAAAGCCGTCTTGATACCTAAATCTGCTAAGAAAGGTAGAGCATGCTCACCTATTTTAGCGCCCCATGCCGCTTTCCTACCCTTCTTCTTCATCTTCTTACCAACTTGGTACATAGATGGAGCTAAAGCCTTTTGAACGTCTTGTCGTTCTCCTTGTATACGAAGCAATGCTTCTATTGGTGATAAAGCCATAATATTATCCTACTTTAAATTTAAAAACCACTGCAAAATTCATATCTCCTTGCGGGCTATTTGTTGCATTGACAGAAAGGGAAACAATATTCCCAGCGACAAATGAATACTTGGGACCGAACACAGCTGTCGTAGCTGTATCCCTACTAGATGGGTCAACTGTAACAGCATCACCTGATGCCGATGGGTCAGTAGTAGCATCAGATGCTTTATAGAATTTTAATACAGTACTCCCAGTATCTGCCTCAGCTCTGAACATAATCTTTGAAAGCTCTCCATCATAAGGCATCATATTCTTATATCTATAATCCATAGTAGTAGTGTCAGTTGTTGTATTAAATGGTATAAAAACCTCAGAAGTACTATTAGAATCTATATTAGCAAAATAAATATACGGTATCATACCTGTGACATTACCTTTTACACTTAAATTTCCATCAACATACATATTGCCATCACTTGACATACTGGTCTTCCATAGCTGACCTTTATTCTTAGCATATATAGATAGTTGTTCTCCACTTGCAGAACCTACAGCAATTTGACCGTCTAGCATAGTTGAAAGAGAGGGAGTCCCGCTCAGAGTTAAACTATCCTGCTTGGTATGCATTAATTTTCTCGTTGCTCTATCCATTATGTTACTGTACTCCTACCGAGAGGTCTATACTCTATAGTAATATCATTAATTTCAAACTCACCACTGTCTGGAGGATTGAATTTGAATTGTATACTCTGACAGGTCACTACAGAATCGGCTGTGAATACACCAACATCCCATGCTGTTTGAGCATCAAGGTCTCCAGAGCTATCTCCGGCTGGAGATACATTACTACCAGTTGAAAAATCACTGAACGATTGTTTCCCGTCTACCGAATATTCTAACGGAGTTGCTTGGTCTACACTAGATTTGTATGTAACAATAACTTTATATATTTTTTTCTTTACAGCAGGTTGTCCAAAATCAATATCCCTTGTAACTAATATCTGACCAGATTGAGCTGTAGTAACTGGAAGATATTTTTTAAGAGCTATAGTTTCAGCATCTGTTTGATGAGCAAGGACTAAATTATTATTCCAGTCATGTATGAAATTTGTATAGAAAGCGTCATTAGTAAATATATTATCATTACTAACCCATCCTCCAGAATTAAAATCATATATAAGACATAAATTAGTAAGAGCGCTAGAATCATTTGGAGAGCGCATAATTATTAATGCATTGCTTATTGCATCATATCCTATCATAGCATCTTTTACATTTAAAGTTCCATTGAAATATGTTACCCAATCTTTTAAAAGTCCTATAGTGGAATTATTGAAAGCTATCTTACCTTCTATTAAATTAGATACTCTTTCTCCATCGTATAAAAAACAACCAGACTCACTGACCCACGCAATACCAAGTTCTGTTTTGGTTACATTGAATGGATGAGAGACTCCAGATTTACCAACGGTCTCCTCTAGGAACCACGCTGATGGATTAGGATTACTAATATTAATTATGTGAACAAGGTTATGCTTGAATGCTAGCAACCTATCAGCAAATGATTCAAGTGCTACATACTCCCCAAAGTCTCCTTTTGATACATCTATGAAATTAGACTCAAGAAATGTATCAAATTTGTTTATCTCTGAATACATTATCCTATCGCCATATTTTCTCAATTGATTATTCTTATCCTGTAATCTAATATTAGCTATGAACGAACGTCTTCCAGCTACTGTGGAAGCTTCATACATTTCTCCGTACTTCCCTATTGAAATAAAACTTTCTTCTGAACTGAATCCATTCAACGATGTATATGTATCTATATTAGGGCCAATTGATTTAAGACTTGATACAAAAAATCCGTCTCCAGCCTCATGTGTCCATGGTTTATAATCGTCAAGCATTGACGTTCTAGCACCTTTTACTATGTCTATATCAAGAAGTAAAGTAAGCGGGTCTTCAGAGCCCTTCTCTCTTATGTATGCCCTACCACCAGATATCCTACCATTGTAAGCCAAATCCCAAAATGTACTTACTTTAAGAGCTAGGTTACCAGTGGTAGCACCGCTACTGGGTAAATATCCACCAGCTATAGAAGACGCTCCATCACTTACCTGAACTGGTAATGATTCCTGACTACCATCATATATGAATGTCTGATAGAATTCCCAAGTATTAGATTGCCATAATCCAGAATCAGTGTGTTCTGTAACACCTATATTAAAAGCCGCACCCCTAGTTAGCACATTACCAAGGTTATCAGTATACACTACTTGACTTCCAGGCTCACCATATTCTCTAGAAAAAGTTATAAAAGTTCCAGTACCAGCAGGTTTCTTACAAAAGATATATTCATTAACAGCCGAACCTAGTGCAATACCTACAGTATTAACATCTCCGGGAAAAGATTGGTCAACTGTATTATCTGTCCCCGTTGCGTCCTCAAATATTATTGACGATGTTCTTCTTATTCTTATATTATCCACTGTAGAAGTTTGGTTATCAGTATTATCTAAATTTCTAATATGTAAATAAGATGTTGTTCCCGTAGCAGTAAAAGGATTTGCCAAAGTAAAATTAGTACCTGTATCTTGTGAACCAGAATCAGCACCAGTATTATAGGATGTAGAAGCGCTCAAACTCATTTTAACATTACTATCACTCCCGATAGCCGCGGCTAACACATCAAAATAAACTGTATACGATTCTCCAATCACAGTAATTATTGGTAAATATACATTACCATAATTAGTACCATCATTCGTCATTATACCGCCACCACTACTTACTGCGAATTCTGTAGAATTTATAGCAACAAATCCATCACCATCAATTAAATTAGAATTGCCATCAGCATTATTACCACCAAAATCAAATACATTATCATTGTCACCTAGAATATTAGCAAAAAATGTTTTCTGCGCTGAAGACAACATATCTGATAGTTCAAGATATTCTACTGCATCAAATTGTAAATCACCATCAGCACCAATTTGTTTATATGTAACGCCTCTATTATTTTTATAAAAATTTGTTGCTTGGTCAATGCCATCATGTGCATCTGCGCCACTATTTCCTACACCAGCTCCATTCAGATATCCGAACGAATATAATACACTGCCACTAGCTCCTAGAACTGGAGGTTGTAATGTATTTGGATGCTCTTGCCACTCATTGAAAGACAGCCCCTCATCGAGACCGAATTGATTTCTTTCTATATACCCATACCATTTTATCATTGATGAATTCTGTGCATTTTTATTACATACTCTTAATGCTTCATCTGCAAAATGAAATATATATTTTGCGTCACTACCAGAGAATGTTGGATTTATAACAGATTGAGTCCAACCATCATTCTCAGCAAGAGTACCGCCAGCGCCAGCCTTATTATAAGACCATACATCAACTCCGTATGTCTTACTGCTGATTTCATCAGCCCTACCAAATGCCACCAGCTTATCTCCAGGTGCTCTCTGAACCTGTATAGTAACACCAGCAACATCGCCAGTTTCTGCCGTTACAGTTCTTCCCCTTAATAGAAAGTAAACATCAGTACCATCTATACTTATATCATGAACAGAGAATATACCATCGTTGTTAGCAGAGTTACCTATATTGATAGTATCCCCAATTTTTATAAGTCCTGATGTATATATAGTGGTCGCACCAGAATCAGTTCCATCTTTTAATTTCATGTGTTGTAATGTTGGTACAGCCATTATCTAGGCGAACCTTCCTCTGGTGCTCCAGCTTCCCCTACTCCAGAATTTGCTAGAGTTGATGGATTACCAAATGATATCTCTCCATCATCCGACCCAATGTTGAGAGTAGCAGTACCATCAGTTGTTGTTATAAAATTCTCTGATAAAGCACTATGGTCTGATTCAAAGTAAAAAAGGTTATACCCTCCTGAGCCATTGATAACAGCCACATCAGCATTTTCACCACCTCTAACAGCAATATACTTACCATCACCTACACCAGTAGTACCACTCCCAATATGATTTACATTGTGTCCATACAACGAACCAGCACTTTTAATTTTACCAAGTGAGTCTATGGACATATTCTCAATGAATTGAGCCTCATCCTCAGCTATATCCCTTGGGTCTCTTCGTGTATTCATTCCCTTGGCAAAACTTCTTATAGTATAATACTGTTTAGGCATTAAACCTCCAGTGCCCTTCTATACCAACCATACCAGAACTTCTCCATCTCCATATTCTTATATACAATGTATGCGAATTTAAGAACCCTGTAAGCACGTAGCCTATCTGGCTCCAAGCCCTTGCAAGCCGAGACTGTATTCTTTCCTACTCTGCCATCAACAGCAATCTTTCTTTTATTCCTACCGTTACAGGCTCTTTGTAGTACTCTTCCAGCTCCACGTATTCCAAAGTTAACACACATATCAAAGTATATACCTCTTAAGTTACTGGGTACACTCTCAGCCTTTGACGGCTTCCAATAATCATCCATATATATCTTCTTAGCATCATCCTTTGTCAATGATTTTATATCAAGGTCTGGATATGCGCCCTTTGAGATTCCATACTTGGTCTCTCCGCCAGGGTCTTTAGGGTCATTCACATATCCGCCTTCCTTCTCGAAGACATGTTTCATTATTTCTTCAAATGTCATTATTCAAATTCCTTCAAATTTCTTAAACAATTTTTCAATACCCAAAGATTCAAATTCTGCAAGCATCTCATCATCTTTTTTAGATGAGGTCATTTTGACATATTGCCTAACAACATACATCACAATCCCAGTCAAACCTTTTTTCTTGATTTGTCTCTGAATATATTTACTGAATACGCTCATTCTTCCTCCTTCCCTTTACCAACCATTTTAGATAAACCTTGAAACAAAACATCAACCATGATATCATCCTTATCTGATGGGCTGAGTTTCACAACCTTTTCTAATACAACGAAAGCAAGCATTACCCACTCCCAATTATCTGATAACCATTCCATTATGATTCTCTCCTTATCTTCTTTATTTTGTAAGTTAAATATATAATACTCATGACAGCTACTACACATTGTAGAGCTAACGACATAGCCGTCAAAGATAGACCATAGTTTGCCAAACTGACTCCTGCTACTTTCAGTGAATCCATTATTTACCTTTCATATTTAATCTGTATATCGCTACCCATAGAAGTATTGCACATACTATGTAAAAAGCAATC